GCGCCAAAGCCGTAGTAGCCGATAGTTACCTGTCCTGCTGCTGTTGATTCTGCGCGTAGACGGTATGTTGGTGACTCGTACCATGTGTACGCATCTGGGTTCACGATAAGGATTGTTCCATCGCCATCGCCAGCGTTTGTTGGATCTACATAGAGGTTAAGTCCTGCAACATTACCTGTTAGTGATGTTGGTGCTACTTGACCGCCTGCGTTCATTGGCTGTGAAGCTGTGTAGATTGGACGGCCTGCATCGTTTAGAGACATGATGTTTGACCATTGTCCTGTTGATACAACCATGTTGCGAGCAAATGGGTTAGGTAGTCCTGCTGTTGCTGCATAGACTGATGCTGAACCGCGAGCAACAATACCTAGCAACTCTGCTGCTGTTGGGTATGTAACTGTTGTTGTTGCATCTGCTGTTGCGCCTGCGATCAACGCTGCGTTTACTGCTGCGTTTGTTGTCTTTGCGTAAGCTGCTGCCATGTTGCGGACTAGCTCATCAAAGAATGCTGGAGATGTACGATCTAGAAGTTCTACAGAGAATGTCTGTTGTCCAGCGTACTTCTTTACTGATACTGATAAGAATGCTGCATTCTGATCTGTGTCTGAGAATGCTGCGCCTTCTGCTGTCTCTGCAACAGTTGGCATCTGTGTGATCTTTGGGATCTCGAAAGTCATACCTGCATCTGGAAGCACTCCGCGAGAGATTGCATCGATTGATGGACGGATAGTTGTTCCGAGTGGGTTGATGATTTCTGACAGTTGGCGTGTTGGTACAAGACCAGCGTTATCTGTTGTGTCATCTGCTGCTAGTAGGTATTGACGAGCTGACTCATCACCTAGTGCTGCGCGGATTGTGTTTTCTGCGTACTTAGCTGCTGTTACTTCGATGCGTGGCTTTGTGAAGTATGCTGCTGAAACAGTTGGACGAGCAGCTTCTACCGCTGGCGCATCAACTGGTGTTGCTTCGACTGCTGGAGTGGTTTGTTCCACGGTGGCTGTCTCGCTTTCTGTTGGTTGGGTTGATTCTTCTGCAGTAGATTCTTCTGCTGCAATATCAGTAACCTGAGCAGACTTAAATGCTGGCTCTGTTACTAAACTTACTTCGACCAAGCGAGCAGCGGATACATAAGTAACCCCGTCCTTGATCTTTGACTTGAGGACTTCTGCCCCGATTGATAGACCGCTCTGTAATCCTTCTTCTGCAAGGATTAAAGCTTCTGTACCGCGCTGTGAGCGACTTACAGAAAAGACTGCGTTAATTGCATCTTCTGATTCGCTAAATGAAACCATGCGGCCAAGTGGCTTCTTACTATCGTGTTGGCTAAGCAACTTAATTGCCTTAGGGTCTGCAATATCAATAGATCCAGAAGCAAAAATTACTTTGCCCATGTTTGTAGATCCTGCTTCGACATTGAGAGGCACGATCTTGCCTGAGACTGTACGACTTGCTGAGTCCGCTGTTAAGTCAGCTGAGAAGGTGATTACTTGGTTCATTCCATACCTTGACTTCCGTTAGGTGTTAGATCAGTCATTTCCATCGCCTGCTCCTGAGTAATTAGGTTAAGGGATAAAAGTTTTTCGATTACTGCTAGTTCTTGCATTGGGTCAGTACGCAAGAAGTTTTTATCAATATCAAACTTCACAACATTCCCACGAGCTGTAATATCATCCATTGACAAGCGATCTTCGATAGCAGTAATGAATGGCTGCAAAGATAGTGTTAAGAACTGCTTACGCTCATCTTGCACATTGGCATAAGTCATAGAGTTGTTCTGGTCTGCTGAAACATAGTAAGCAGGTACATTGCACAAACGCGCACATTCTGTAGCCAGATTAAAAATTGCTTCCCCGTACATCATGTCTTTAGGTGAAAATGAGACAGGGTTATATTCCAAAGTAGATGTTAAATATGCAGTACTGCGATTGTTGCGAGCATTCTTCCATGAAGCAAGCAAACCCTGAACCTCTTTAGGATCTAGGTCTGCTCCTGTGTTCTTAATGTAACCTGTTGCCATTGGAGTGGCTGCTGCTATTGCTGCTGCCTTCTGAACATCAATAGCTGCACGAATTGTAGAAACTCCAGTGTTAAGAATGCCATCACCTAATGATTGGAATGTAACAAGAGATCCCAAGCCGTCCATAGGTAATGTAGTTCCATCAACTGCATAAGACTTAACGAATGTGTTCGTGCTATCGAGTGTTGCAGTAACTCGATGATTAGCAATCCACTCAAAACGAGATGGCCGGCCATCTTCTGAATAAACTTCTACAACTTGCCAGAATGCTTGACCATAAAACAAAAGTGAATCAACAGTCCACGCAATAGTTACAGATCGTGGCTGTGAATATGAAGGCTGCTCTAACCATGCAGGCGAACCTAGTTCTTCATTCGTTGACTTCTTGTAAAGCTCTAAAGGAATTGCGCCAATAGTGCCAGCAAGTAAATTGCGGCATCGTGCTAAAGCTGGAACTGACATTGCTTCAGTTCTGCCAACAAATGCATACTGGAACGGCATTGCATAAGGTGAATACTCACCGAGCACCTGAGGTGCTGCCTGAGCTTGTAACTGTGGCTTAGACTCTAGCCCAAACGCCTGCAATATTTTACCCATAGACAGAAAGTGTAGCATTTGTCAAGCAATTAGACAATGTGATATGGGTGTGTCTAGGCATAAATCTGTGGCTTAGGTTGAGGGATCATTAACTTAGATACGACCATAGCCAAGCCGATAGGAGCTGAGATATCTCCTGCCGATTTTCTCTTAATGATGCGCCAAGCACTATCGTTTACTTTAGCTGCGCAGTTATTCATCTGTTGGATAAGTTCGGCCTGGCCGTTATGAACTACGCGAGCATTGACCAAGCCTTCTAGTAGATCGCCACAGGCTTTATAGAATTGCTGACCTGAAACATCTTCGACAATGACTCCAGAATTACCCAAGCGATCTGCGATGGTCTGGGTGGCGTACTTGTCAAAGCAGACTAAGCGTGGCTTATAAATGTCGCACCAAGCTTTTATACTTGCTGCCATTTTTAACTCATCGATAGCAACCTGAGAGCTGTATGTCTCCAAGATCCCGATGCCAATCCGTCCGTCAGGAAGCAATTGACCAGCGGTGAGACTTCCGTTTCTACGAGACGGACTGACATCGAAACCGAATACAGTATAAGCCCCTGGAGCCATTTCTAGCGTGCTATCCGATGTTTCCTCGAGAATGCCGTGTGGCCACGGTGACGATAAACTGTCAATCCACTGGCAAAGTGTCTCGGTTCTCGTGTTCTCAATCGGTGAAGTAGCAATCGCTTCTTCTATGGCTTCTTCTGTAATTGTGTACCCTAGAGAAGGGTTAGCCATAGCCCAAGCTGCGCGATCAGTTATCTTGCAGTATTGAGGTGCTGAGTACTCATAGAATCCGAAAGATTTGGGTGGGTAATCGATGGCTCGTTCCCGTAGGTCATTGAGTACAGTGCTGAAAGCATCTCCCGCATTCGAGGTAAGAAGTGTCTGACTGTTTGGGTGAGCTCTAGTTGTAGGAGTAGCAGCTCTGAATCCATCTTCTGTGATTTCTCGGACTTCATCGATGTAGAGCAATCCATTAACGGATCTACCGCGAGAGCCGTCTCTAGTTGCTGCAACAACATCAAGCCTTGCTCCAGAGAGCATCTCAATGCTTTCAGTTCCATTGGCGTGTCTAATCTGTTTGACGAATCCCTTGAGGTGGTCATTTGTCTCCAATAGGTGTGTAACTTGTCGGAAGGTATCTAGTGCCATGCTTCTGTTAGAGCTCATGATTAGGACATTGGTATTCCACTTTATAAGATGCGCCAATATCAACATACGCGCTAAATGAGTCTTGCCGTTCTGCCGTGCTACCAGAATCAGGTTTGTCTTACGAATCCAGTTGCCTTTTTTGTCCACAGTAAGCATGTCCTTTAATACATACTCCTGCCACGGCATTAAAGGCATCTTTACGATGTCGCATAAGTCCTTGACATCTTGCAGTTTGTTTTTGCCTTTAAGAAGTGGACTGTGAAGCCGTGGCTTGGTTGCCCCTCGTAG